GACTTGAGGCACTTTTGCAAAGTGCGGATCTTGGTCGTGAAACCAATTCCGGGGGGCGTCAAGGTCAATAGCACACCCATATGCGTGCATTGACAATACGTTACCGCCGCGCATTACACGATAGTTATATGACCCTGAAAAGACAGAGACGCCCCAATCGTCAATTATTTTTTGATTTTTGCCAGATGCAAGCCATATTGCGTCAAAAATCCGTGACAAACTGTCCGCACATTTTTTATTTATGGCGATTGACGTGATCGGCTTGCCAGCAAACTGCATCTTAAACGGCGGACTGATTCGAATAAGATTAGCTTTTTCCCATTGCGCTGATGGGCCACCATTGCGGCCGCGAGGATTGCCATAAAACGCGTCGCATTGTGATTGAAGCGGCCAAGTCATCGGTCTGCCTTTTGAGAAATAAGATCTTGAATACGATCTAATTTAGAAAAGATCGCGTTAAGCGACGTATTAAACTCATCGCGCGTCACATATCGTCCGGCCACAAGCACCTCGATAGACGCGACTTTATCGACAAGCGCCTTGTCAGCCGTCTGAAGATCCTTTAATGACCCCCATATGGTGTTAAGCACCCATCCAAAAGTGACGCTTACTATCGCCGTGGCGACGTTAAAAAAGAACTGATATTCGCTCATTTTCATCTCGCCATCGCGTTACGGTTTTGCTGTGGATTCAATGCGTTTTGAAGTGTGACTGCACCACGAATCATTTCAGACGGCGTGGTTTTACGTTTTACTTTTGTAACCTGTTGTTTATTTAACGCATCTTCTATTAACTGACCTAATCGCTCAGGATCTTTTACTAATAAATCAGCGGTTTTTAACACCATTCGACGGTTAGATATTTTTTGAAATTTATCTATTATTGATTTTATAAGCGTAGTGTTTCGCGATAAAGTATTTGGAAGATCTTCAGATGAAACACCGGCTTCTGCACCTAGTTTGGTAACGCCGGGCGCGCGTCGAACACCGGCTAATTGGTCTACTTCGTTTAATCTTTTTATCTCATCCGCTACAACGCGCAGATCAGTTAATTGAGCTGGCGTAAATGTATTATCTAATTGAATTGTCATTTTTTTATCTGGCAACGGCGCTTCTTTAGCTATTTTAGCTGTTTGTTGCTGTGTCCTTACAAGACCTCTAATACGACCATATTGATCGCTCAGCACCATGCGAAGTGGTTTTTCATTTTTATCAAGATATTTCATAGCCGCTTCAGGGTCGCCTGAACGAATAAGATTAAGCGCTCTATCTGATACTTCTTTATTAAGCGCTTCTAACGCCTCTGGCGAATTACGAAGACGACGCTGTAAAAAGTCCATATTAGGCGCTGACTTAAGTGCTTCATCAACAACTTCAGCGGGGCTTGCTTTACGCATAATTCTAGCTTGTTCAGCTAGACGCTCCATACCAGTTTGAAGGCGCGCCGCTTCCGCACGGATAGGCTGAAGAATTGTATTAGCATCAACGCCCATTATATTAAGTTGACGCCCATGATCGGCTATAAATTTATCTATAGCTTCGGGGTTCACCATACGCGTGGTAGGATCAACAACAGCCTTTCTAGCTAAATCTTCTACGCCGGTAAGCATAGCTTGTCGGGCTAAAGGATCATTACGGTATGTTGTTGCAAACTGTTGAGCGCCGCGTTCATCTTGTAAAAATGTTTTAACAACGCGGTCAGGCAATAGACCAGGCTCATTTTTACCTGTTGTTCGCAGAATATCTCTGACAACACCAGTCCTAAATCTAGGAATAACTTCTTCGCGGTGCATTTGAAGCCCACGATTATAAAGATTGCGTGCGGTGTTCGGTAATTCAGGACTTCTAGCAATAGCAGTTCGAATTGCATCATAAACGCCGTAAAGATTAGGAAGCGTTTGCGCCGCGCCGAAAGCCATAGATCTTTCAGCGCCAGCAATATCTAATCCTACAGCTTTACGAACTTCATCAAGCTGACGTAATGATGCTTGCTCAGGAAGATTTTGTAGAAGCCGCACAGTTTGAGGCGCAGTCTCCGGTGCAAATTCTGTTAATGGACGGCCAAGAATTTGTTCTGTGCGACGAATAACACCCGTTGTGTCTATCGGCGCGTTGCCTGCTTCTCGGAACGCTTGTCTAAATACAGGGCGCACGCGTTCCTGACGTGTCTCGCGTTGTAAAGTTTCAGCCCGACCAGCGAGCGTTTCGCCAGGCATACGCTGACCTGTTTCAGGTAATCTTTGTGCTACGCCGCGTGCTTGTGTTTCTAATCCAGCTTGTTCAGTAGCAAGCTGTTGCATAAGACTATCACGAACAGATCTTAATTCGCCGCGCGCTTCTGGCGACATATTTTTAGCGCGTGTTTTTAATTGTTGATCGACGCGCGTTAATTGATCTTGAATTGCTGATAGTCTTTGTTCTTTTAATTTAAATATATCACGTCCATATGGCTCGCTAACATTCATTAAGTTAGCTTCCATACCAGCAACGGCTGGTTCAGATAAACCCGCTGCAACTGCTCGTTGTGAAGCTGTAGCTACAGGCGCACCCGGTGTAACTTCAGGAGCTTGTTGCATAGCCGCCGCAAATTCGCGCGGCTGTGCAGTCTTAGCCATAATATTTTCAACCGCCGCCGCTTCTGGCTGAAGAACAGGTTTTAACAATGGTGATACAAATCTATTAGCTACAGCGGCAGTTGGTTCTAAAGTTACCGCGCCAATACCTCGCGCTATTGGCGCGGCCATAGAGACGCCTAAAACTGTAGACACAGGCGCATTTTTAAAAGTCTCAAGAGGATGACGCGCTACTTGATATGCACCACCAAGTAATTGCGCGCCTGTCTGCAATGGACTGCCAACGGCTTCAGCCACGCCTTGAAGCGCCTGAAGTGGGTCCGTAGCTACATTATACGCGCCTTGTGCAATATTCATCACATCTTGCGGCACATTACCCGCAGCTTCGCTTAAATACCCAAGCACTTTGCCAGATGTTGTGCCAGCAAATCCAGATGGCTTTTCTTCGAGCGTACTGATGTCATAGCCATTAGCTTTCAGCTTTTCAGTAAGCTGTGCTTTGGTTGTCCCTTCAGGAACATTTTTAATGACTGTGCCGTCAGGAAGCCGAACATCCATTATTTCAGATCCCCAAAGTCAATAATGCCGCCAGCTTTTGGAGTTTCTGGCGCACCACGACGCGCGCCGATAATATTTTCAGCTTCTTTTTTAGGTTCGAATAGCGTCGTGCCAGAACCAAATTGTTTATTTAGGTCATTAAGTATTCTAAATGCGCTACTGATGTTAGCAATATTATCTGGATCAGCTAAAGCTGCACGAAGACGTTCACCTTCAGCATTAGAATCAAAATTCTTGCTTTGAAGTCCCGCCGCCGCTGCAAATTGAGGAATAGCAGTAGACACTTGTGATCTAAGTGAATCAACAAGCGCTAGTCGTTCATCTGCATTTAGTTTACCAAACAATGTTCCTAAACGTGATTTGTTGGCTAGAGCTTCAAAAGTCTCTTGCGGCGTTTCACCAGGAACAGAAATACCTTTAGCTTTAGCTAAATCTATATATGTAGATCCAATATTTTTAAGGGTATTGCTAAACCGATATTTACCAAGCGCTTCTTTTTCACGGCCTATCGGCGCGTTCTGCTGAATGACTTGTTCAGTTGCCATCTGATCTTGAATAGCTTTAGCTTCCGGCGCTAATTCCATAGCCGCAGGGCCAAGATTACGGCCTAACCCCGGCGCACGCACGTTAGGCGCTGCGACTTCTTGGCCCCATGCCGTAGATCCTGCCGCAACTTGAGGTAACTTTTCAACCCCACCAGGGCCGACAACCATACCCGGCATGTTCTCTGTTGGAGCCATAACTTTAGGAATACGCGCCTCAAGTTCTTTAGTAATTACGCCGCGCGTCATATCCGCTGTCATAAGCGCTTTGTTAATAGCTTTAGGATTATATTTATCTGGCAAATGTTGACCAAAAGACGGGTCAATCTGCATTATTGCATCACGATCTTCGGCGTATGTAGAACCGTCTGGTGCTGTTCTAGCTAATATATCTTGTGCCGCGCCGATCTTTTTGTTGTGAAAATCTAACTCGGCTGAATGAGCCTGTGTAATTTCATGCGCGGCTTTAGCTTCTAAGCCGGGATATTCAGCTTGAAATCTTTTAGCGCGGATAGCCGCATCGCTGGCTTGATTAGCTGCTGACATACGCTGATGTTCTGCGGCTTGCGCGCGATAATATGCCTCTTCTTGTGAGGCTTTAAGTTTCATTGCTGTATCAAGATCAAGACCTTGAAGTTGTCTAACAGCTTCAGGCGAAGATAAGTTAAATCCTGGCGCACCTGTAACCGCCAACATCTTATTTTCTAGTTCTTGTTTACGTTGTTGTTCAGCTAAAGAATTTTGTAATACTTGATCGCGCAATCGGTTAGACGCAAGCGCCTGCCCCTGAGCATATGCGCCCATAAGGTTAAGATCAGGAACCTGAAATTCTGGAACTGGCTGATATTGAATTGGCATTATCCGCGCGCCTTCATACCTAGATAAGTTGCACCCGCACCGAGAGCTTGACCCGCAAGCGTCGCCATTAGGTTCGTTGGTCCCATATAAGCGCTGGCGTTATTAGCACCGATGTTGGCGTAGCCTTGCCCGATGTTCTGACCAAGCGCGTTATAGTTAGCCGCAAGTTGCTGATCTGCACCCGTATAAGTATTGGCTAAATTAGAACCTGTTGTGCCATATGTGCTGGCCAGGTTTTGGCCTGTATTGGCATAAAGATTAGCTTGATTAGCGCCGGTCTGACCGGCCAATGCTGTGGCTTGATTAGCTGCGCCTGCACCTGTGCCAGCTATGTTCTGCAATGCGCCAGTCTGTAACTGAGCCTGTTGCATAAAGCGGTTATATGCGTTGCTATATTCTTGGCTGGCGGCGTTCTGTCCATAATCCGTAATGGCTTTTAATGCGCTGCCACCGACGCTTGCGCCGCCAATACCCGCAGCTATAGCGTTCTGAGCCGCCTGCTGGCCTTGCTGGAATCGCCAAGAATAACTTGGGTCCATTTGAAGCTGCGCGGCTGTTGGCATTTGACCATACTGACCACCCGGCGCATACATTGCCGCAAGTTGATTTGTTGCTTGCGTGCCTGCGTTCATATAAGGCTGTTGATAGCCTACACCTTGACCATAATATTGACCAAGAACATTAATTCCTTGATTTTGCGCGGCTTTAAGCGCGTCAACGGCTGATGTCTGTCCTTGTTGAAGAGCGCCAACAGCTTGATTTTGACCATGTTGAATAGCGTTTTGAGCGGCAGCGGCCTGTTGAGCTTGCGCCAACATGGCAAGCTGAGTGCCTTGATTCGAAGCATTAGCGGCCGAGGAAAAACCCATTTTACTTCTCTCTTGCTACGGTTCCATCCGATTGAGGTATGTAACCTAGTCTTTCCAATATGTTATACATGAACTCATGCCCCGGCGTAATGCGTGTAAATTGCATATCTGCTAGGATTTCTTTTAAGAGTCCTTTTGTCAGCCAACGCTTGCGCCATTCAGATAATATAGATACATGAGTTTCACCATTTTTGGAATAGATAGCCCCTATAACTATGTTATCCTTTACAATAGCTTTTATATCCCAATCCTCAACAATCTGAGCATATTGCTCAAAAGTCATTGGTATATGCCAATCTGTCGCCTGATAACCGACGGCTATAGCTTTATTTTTATGTTTTGATGATATAAAGGATGCCATAGTTCTTTGGCTTTGTTTCTGTGCCGCCGGTCGTGGATGTAGCTACAGTCGTTGTGATATTGGCGTTACCAGTTCCTGTGTTAAATTGATTACCACCGCCATAATTAAGAATCTGATTATTACCGCTGCCACCACCAGTATTAGTATTATAAGTAATATTATGTGTATGGCCGCTATCCGTAGATGTAGCTGTATGGCTGTGGTTAAGATAAGTGTCTGCTTGATACCCGCCGATGGCTGGACCAACAGCCGTTCCATAGACACCATTGGTTCCTGTCATGCGGAGAAACATACCTCTAAAATCTGGTATTCTAAAAGTTCCCGCAGCTTCGCCGCCTACATTCCATGTAGACCCGCAAACTGCATAAAGAGCGGCGTATGTTGTTTGAGATATTACTTGCCCAGCACAAGTTAACCAGCCTGATGGCGCTGATCCTGAAGCAAAAGCCATGATAGCTCCTGGCGGCGCAGCAATGCTTATGGATGTAAGCATACTTGTGTCCACATAATTCTTAGTGGATGCTTGAAGTGACGTTGTAGGATCAGAAGGTAATATAATAGGAATAGTTGAAGTAGCATTTGTCGTATTAATAGTAAACAGCGTCGTGCCATTAGCCTTAAGAACTATACTGCGTGCGCCTTCAGCCGAATAATAGGAATTAGACGCATCCGCCGATATAATTGACCGAGCTACGCCGCCATTTGATAGCCACATAGCCCCAGAATTACTTATATCTAATGCAGCGCCAGGCGATGTTGTTTGAATACCTAAATTATTATTAGCGTCAATAATGACCGGCGTTGTATCTGGATCAGCTACATTTTGCGCGACAAATATTGGCCCGGTGCCTGTTTGAGTAATTTTAAGCGCCGCGCCGCTAGAAGAAGATCCAATAGTTACGTTACCCGTCAAAACCGGGGATAATGCCGTTGTAGGCGCTGAAATATTGTCAACAGTCCAAATTTCTGTATTATCTGGAGCGCAAAGTTTAAATTTATATGTTGCTGAACCTAACCAAACATTGGCTTCGCCACGCGAATCAAGAACCACCGGGTTACTATTTGGCGTAGAGCCAGTGCTGTCCGTGTAAGATGCTTGAGGCGTTGTTGTGCCTGCGGCGTAAGTATACAATAGGCCGCCAACAAGCGGAGCGCCTGACGCGGCAAAAAATTGCATTTTTGCTGTTGGTGTTAAAACAGTCATTTAGGCACCTACGATACTTGTAACGGTCAAAATGGCCGAGGGAATAGCTGGAACAGGGCTTGAATTAGAAAATGCTGTTATCTTTACGTTTGTATTATCTGTGGACCACATAAGACGAAAATAATCGCCTTTTTGAAGGTTTAGCACAAAATTCCACGCAGTGACAGTTGCAGCGTTAGACCCTTGAAGGGTAACTTTTGTAGCAGAGTTAGGCACCGCAGTTCCATTAACGTCTGCCCAAATGTATATTGCTTGCGCACTACCGCTGGAACTTGTTACCTGTAAAGAAAATTGAAAATTATATGTACTTGTAATGTCTACATATATACGAGAAGTTGGTGTTCCAATATACACCCCATAGGCTAATGTATTGCCTGCGGCGTCCGTAAAAGCACTGTTGAATGTAACAGCATAAGCTGTGTTTATGGCCGCAGCGCTTTGTGTTGTGGTATCGTAAAAAGATCCATATCGTTCGCCAGCTTGAACAGCTTGGTAGATATTAAACAGCCAAGTATACCAAGGCCGCGAAACATAATTTGTCTCTCTATTGATAAAATCTACGCGCGGTGCGGGTATCTGAGTGTTATTGGGGTTTACGTTAGGCATTAGTGCCGTCCGCGTGTAATTCAGCGCCCATAATGGCTATTTTAACAGGATCAGTGCCTGACACCTCATACACACGGTCACGGAGCTTAGTTGTCATACCAAGTCGTCGCCAGATCGTTCGATAACCAGTTTGCCCAATTTGACCCATAGATTTCCAATGTTCATTTGACCATGTATGCCCGCCGTCATCCGACCATCGTAACATGACTTGAGGATCTGCGCCGGGGGTCACAGTATAAGTAGTATAGTTCCTAATCGTTAAAGCAGACCCAGAACGGTCCAAAATGAAATTGTTAGCGCGGTCATAAATATAAATAATAGCATTGACTTCGTCCTGGCTATATCCTGAAATACCGACGCCAGCTTCACAGTCAAGTTGAAGACTATGTTGCGTGGTTCTATTAAGATCATTTTGTCCTGCTGGTAACGCTCGCCATGACCGTAACCATTTTTGAATTGTCCCTGCTTCTGAATAAACATTCAGATCATAAGAATAAATTGTTCCCGCGCGATAATCACCTATAACATTGGTATTATTAAAAAACATCTGACAATTACCACGCTGACGCGTGAACTTGTCATTGTCCCATCCGGCGCGCTCATGCCATGCTTGTGTAGAGACGTCATATACCCATGTTGTATCCGCAGTAGGAAAATTTAAAACATAAAATGAATGACCGTCTTGTTGATATGTATACGCTGTGGCGTCAGAAATATTGGAGTATTGTTGAATTTGCCATTCAACAGCGTGCGTTGATATACGAACACCAGAATATCCATTAGACCGATAAACAACACCTTTACCGCGTTGATCTGTGCCAAGCCAAAAAATACCATTATCAAGTTTAGCGACTGAATAGGCAGCAGCGCAACCAATTTCATTATACGCACCTTGAATACGGGCCAATGGAAATGTTGGTAAACCTGCGTCATACCAGACTTCAACGGTGTATGACCCAAAAAGCCATACTTCGCGGTGATCGACAATCAGCGTTACAAGATTATCAGGTGAACCATCAGCCGCGGCATAATTTAATGGTTGTATGGTTAAACCATCTTGAAGATTAGATACCCAAAAATTTTGAGTTCCGGGCTGATTATAAACGAAATATCCGTCTAAATATCCGACACCTACCGCGCCGTAAAAATTAGCGCTAGTAATCTGCGAAAATGTATTTCCAGAAGTATCGTAAATATATCCATATGTATTCGCAGCGATATATACTTGAGTATTATTGTTAGACATATTAACTGGGCCAGATCCAGCCACAACGCCTAAATATGTGGGGAGCCAATTTGTATCTACGCGGTAAAGAGCGTTTCCAGATACAACATACCCATAATTTCCAAATGCCCATAATCCACGAATAGGGCCGCCCCCTACGGTAGCAAGAAATTTAAGCCCCGGCGCGCGTTGTAACCATGCGGCTTCTTTGCCTCCTTCGGGTATAAGCTCAGGGTAAAGATTAACCATACGAGAATCAGCCGCATTGACTGAACGCGCTACATAAGACGAGCCAAGAATAGGCGTCTTCATCAGTAATTGCCTGCGTAAATATTAAATCGTTGACGACGTTGCATCATGCTATAAGGCAACGCCATTACGTCATCGGGGTTATTAATACGTTTCAAATCACGCTTGGACGCCATAGCAATTCTACTAACTGTAGGCGATGGTTCAACACCAAATTCAGGCGCTATTTCACACGCCAAATTATACCTAAATGCACGCAAATACCCTGGCGGAAATAATAATGGAGTTTGTAAAGTTGCTGGCGTATCTAAAGTAGAAACAGAAATGAAATGCCATTCCAAGACACGCGTTGGAACAGGATATATACTCATCGTAATATTTGGGTATGTCATGTTGACAAAAATGACCTGCGGATAGGTGCTGGTCACTGTTTTAACGGCAATACCATCATATTGTTGTTGGTTAATAATTTTGATACCAAAAGAAACATTTGTTGATGGGTCTATAAAATACGTCGCGTCATCAAGACGAATTGGACGATTACCAACAAAATCTCCGGTTGGGCCAAGTGTCTGAACACGAAAGTTTGGCGTCCAAAGAAATGTTTGATCTTGCGTGCAAAAAACTGACAGACGCTCGGTATTCCAAGAGTCTATCATTTGATTTAAAGCCGCTAAAGAGTCATTAGCTGTCTCAGAAGAAGGCGTTTCACCTTCAGCCAGCATCCCTATCAGTCTCAGGGCTCCGCAGATCTGGTCGTATGCCGTATACGTTGTCATCGTCTACCTTTTGTCTGCGCCCGCGTCGCGAAACTATAGCATTGGTCGGTTCTTCAGTCACCTCGCCGGGGACAAATTGCTCCCAACCATGTTCCTCGTCATGCGCCACTTCAAGATTAGATGTAGCGACTTTAGCGCCATGAATAGGATGACGAAGATAAAATACAGCCATATTAACTCCTATGAGGGCCAGGCGACCCGTAGGTCGCCCGTGTTATTGATATTAGACGAATACTGGGAACTGCCACTTAGTGCCGTCTGAGATAAACAGCTTTCCGGTGCCGGTGGCGTTCGTCGTTGTAGCAAGCGAACCTACCGGCGCAGTCGTAGTCGTCGAATTAGCAGTAATAGCTGTCGTCAGGAAATAAAGACCTGCCGTAGCGTTGGCAACTACCGCGCCGGTTGTAGCCGTCGAAGTAAGCGTGCCAGAGACTGTTGCGCCCGTGATCGTTGGATTTGTAATGACGGCACCGTCGATGGTCGTGCCGCTTACAAGCTGTGGATCAGAGTAGGCAACACCAACTGGTTTGGTATTGACCATTTTAATCTCCTAAAAGAAAAGAGTGGGCCAAAGCCCACCCTATTAAGCGACGCGGTAAACAACCCAAGTAGCTGCCGCTGTGCGAACAAAGCGGAAGATGCCAGAGGTGACAGCAGCAGCCGAAGCTGAATTGATGGCAAGATAAACGTTACCAACAAACGTGACGCCTGTGTTAACAGCAAGGTTAACAACGTCGCCGCTGGTCGTTGAGATGTTGATAATAGAAACATCAAACGTGCTGCCAATCTTAACGTTCGTCAGCAGAGCATCCAACTGCGCGCCCGTTGGAACGGTCACGACAGAAGCGCCTGCGCCGCCACTTGCAACAGTAATAATGCCTGACGTAGCTTGAGCTGCCGTAATCGTATTAGCTGCGCCCGTTAGAGCTGTAATCGAGCCTTGGTCGCCCAATACCTGTTCATTAAGGTTGCCATCGCCTAACTGATAGCCACCACCGACTGAAGGAAGTGCCATGTGATTTAACTCCTAAATTGCGAGAAAGAAGGGGCTTTCGCCCCCTCTTATTAGCCCCAAAGACGAGCGGCCATTACCGGACGGATCGCGCTGTAGCCATACAGCACGTCAATACGGCAAGGCATACGGTCATTGTTGATGTCGTATTGGCGGACAATACGCAACGAAATGCCGTTGTGAACCTGACGCGAAGCCATATCAACACCTTGTGGAAGGAGAAGATCGGCAGTCGCGAAAGAGATCGCGTCTTTGTGATGGATCAAGTTCTGTGGATACGTCGTCGAAGCAGCGCCGAGGAATGTGATAGCAGCGCCCGAAACAGGAAAGCTGTTGACGGTTGCTAGAGCGTTTGTTGACGTATAGATCGCAGGAGAGATCGACACGCTCGAATAAGCAGACGACGCAGCGGTGTTAGCCGCAGTTACTACGAACTGCTGAAGCGAACCAGTTGACTCACGGGTCTGCGGGTTGACAGCATACACACCAGCGATGGTGAACACGTCACCAACAGCAAGTGTTTCACCGGTCGTTGCACCGCTGATGCCAATCGTTGACTGACCCTGCGTCGCAACAGTCGTCGTTACAGTGTAAGACGCTGAAGTATTACGCGAGCCGGTCGTGAACTGACGGATCGACTGCGTCATGTTCAGCTCGTCGTAGCCAAGGATACCTTCGCCCATCAAGCCGTTTTTGAACTGCTTGCTGATGGTATCAACTGGGTTGAACAAGCCTTTCATGCCTTCGATCAGACCAGCGTTAGCGGCTGGATTGACGGCGACATAACGCTGAGACATTGGCGTCGCAAACTCGTTCAGCTTCTGGTTGCCCTGAAGAAGAACAAGTGACGTGGCAGGCGTCGTGCCTGGCGTGCCAACAGAGTTGTAGATCTGCTGGTAAGCGTTAGCGACGTCAGCGTCGATGCTGGAAGCAAGCTGAGAAATACGTGGCTTAAGCACGCGTTCAGCAAAGTCATCCAACTGCATGGTCAGTTCGGCAGACGTAAAGTTCACGCCAATGTGCTTCTGTGACGAAACGTTCAAAGTCGTGTATTGCTCGTTGTCGTCCTGAACCTGAAGCGCAGCCCCATCCGTGACCAAAGCGCGGTCAGGAAGACGGATACGGAGGATTGAACCGATCTTAGCGCCTTCGACGGCAAAGCTGTCGTCATATTGGCGGTTAACAGTGCGGGTGATTACAAGATTGTTCTCCAGAATTTCCAGAGCCTTTCTCGTAATCATATCAATTGTTAAAAGTGAATTGCTCATTTTATGTCACCTATCTGCGACGTTGAGCCTCCAGCTTCCTAAGTTGCCTCTGTCTATCCGCTTCAATCCATTCAGATGTAGACATTGATTTCATCGACCGAGGGTCAGTTGTATCATATGTCGGAGCACCAGACGAACGCGGAGCAACAGGAGCAATAGGGGCCGGGGCAGATGAAGTTCTTTTGACCGGTGGATCTGAAGCTAATTTAGCCTCAAGTTTACCGATCTCCCGTGCCTGCAAGACAGGCGACAATCTGGAAATCCGATGAGCTTCTTTTGGGTTGGAACCAAGGTGATAAATCACATCGGGGCCAATATCAGAAGCCTGGATGGCTTGAGCCATCACATCCGTCACAGGAAGATTCGGGTTATACGCGACTTGTTCAAAGTCGTCATACTTAGACCGAGCGTCTTCCTCACGGTCGTGATAAGCGTCAAGTAGAGCTGCCTGCTGCTTTGCGGCCTCTCGTTGTGCCAGCATCTCTTGAGCCTTACGCTCGGCTAATGCTTCTGCATAAACCTGTGCGTTCTCAAAATCATCTGGCGCAGGTGGAGGTGCGACGGGCTGTCTAGCCTGTTGCTCCGCAAGCCGTTGAGCCTGCTCTCTTTCCCATTTGCGCTGTTCTCTTGCAAGGCGTTTTCCAACGATAGCGTCCAACTCTTCTTGAGTGAACGATTTCGTCGATTGTTCCTCCGGCGTCGTCTCAACAGATTCAGGTGCCGCCGTGGCTTCCTGTTCCGGCGCGGGGCTGATCTCCGCTACAGCCTGTTCTTCGTCGCTCACGCGATCTCCTATCACCTAGCTATCCGGCTAGTCGGTTAATTGGCATTATTACTCTTTAGGCGTCTGATCGTCAACGGCCTGTTTTTGAATCGCCGCGATGAGTTCAACGACTTCAATATACGGACGTTGGCCCAAGACGGTCAGAATATGATTCCATTGTTGTGTCGTCAGATCAATTTTCATTTACCACCCAAGTTTGCGTTGATTCATCCCAGATATACGATTTTCCATCTGTAGGATACGAGATAGGTGCTTCCCATAGACAGGTAGTCGTATTTAACGACCACGATGGATATGGTTGCGGAGGGATAAAAGCGTCAAGCGCCGCGTCATAAGAATACCCAACTCCAGCATAATTTTTTCTATACGCTGGTTTTCCATCCGGTAAACCATTCAAATCATAATGCACATTACCTTTGCAATTATAAGATGTGCGTTTACAGATTTGACCGCGATAGTTGCCATACCACTCTTCCCAGTTCTGGGATGTGTCGGACTCATCAATACCAACAATAACCTCAGTAACAATGTTATTTTGATCTAAGAAAGCATAATGCGCCATTACCAAGCCACCGTTCCTGTTCCGGCAGTAAATGTCCAAATAACATTACTGCCAGACGTTGATCTTGTGGCTGTCAAGCCAGTGTAGCTGACAGGATCTGAGTATGTGTTTGGATAGGAGATAATAACCACCCCAGACCCACCATTGCCGCCAGCATAAGATCCAGTAGATCCAGAACCACGGTTGCCGCCAGCGCCACCACCGCCTAGATTAGCCGTTCCTGCACCACCATTACCCGCTGTTCCACCACCAGTTGAACCACCGCCGCCAGTTCCACCTGATCCACCCGTTGAAGATTCAGCGCCTGCACCGCCTCCACCAGCGTATGTTACAGAAACGCCAGTAATAGAGCTTGCTGTTCCGTTACCACCATTACCACTTGCTGAGCCTGCTGCGCCTACTGCACCCGCACCGCCACCACCGCCACCTCTACGGGGCGACACTGATCCTGCGCCGCCGTTATTGCCTTGGCTACCTGTGCCGCCAGCTGTTCCTTGTTCACCTGCGCCGCCACCACCAGAACCACCATTGCCACCAGCCGATGCGCCACCACCATTACCAGCACCAAAGCCGCCACCATTTCCTGTGACAGAGCTAAAGACGGAATTGCTACCTACAGTTCCGTTAGTCCCCGAGGATAACGCACCTGCGCCGCCGCCGCCAACAGTAACAGTTATAGAGCCGCTAAGAGATAATGTGCTAGTTGTATATCCACCACCACCACCACCTCCCGCTGATGAAGGAGCGCCACCACCTCCACCTCCCCCAACAACAAGATATGTAACTGTTGCGGGGCCGCGAAATTGTGTTGATGGAATAAGATTTAGAATACCTGACATTAGGTCAGACCTGTTCCACTAATAATCCAACTTGTCGTTCCGACTTTAATAGCGGTTGCAATACCATTTGCAGCTAATGTTCTAGAACCTGTTGTAGCCGTCCCAGCCAAAGTCATTGTATCTGATGTAATTGCTATGGTAACAGTATTGATTTGATTGATAAAAGTTAACACGGTGCCAATTGCATATGGGACATTTGTGTTGCTATCAATCGTAAATGTTCTGGCGTTATTATCTGTAGATGGATGTAAAATGTGTTTTCCACTATCTGCAAGAACTGTCGTATATGCCGCGCTTTGAGAGTTTTGTGGAATATTTAAATAGCCAATATTACAAGTCGCCGCAGGAAACGTATAGGTCTGACTATCGTTTGTTGCAGCGAGTGTAATCGTATTGCTTGCGGTTAATGTTTTACCATCAGCTATCGTCAATGTGGCGCTTGTGGCGGGCGCAGTGATTGCTACTTTATTAATGCTGGTTGCAGACGCAACGCCAAGAACAGGCGTAACAAGCGTTGGGCTTGTTGAAAATACAAGATTAGTGCTGGTTGTGCCAGTCGCACCAGACGCTGTATAACCTGTAATATTATTGAAAGCTGTAATACCAGCGGTGCCTGTGCCCGTGCCACCGTTAGCAACAGGTAAAGTAGCCGTCCAAGATGTTACACCGCCTGTTGTTGATGTAAGAACTGAACCGGCTGTGCCTGGAACAGCGGTTGGAAGCGTCATTGTCCAAGTGCCAGCCGCTGCCGCGCCCTGAACTGATACCGTGCCACTTGTTGCGCCGGTAAGATTCAAAATACCTTGCGCTGTGCCAGCTACGCCAAGCGTAAATGTTCCTTTAGTCGCGCTAAATTGAGCCGACTGACCGCCGTTCGTGTAAATTGATAGCGGTAAATAAGTGCCCGTGCCATTAATACCAGACACTAATTGAACGTCGGTCGAACCATTCGTAGCAATTAAAATCTTACTGGCATTTGTTGGATCGGCAGCATTTGTAGCCTGCCAACTAGCAGCCGTGCCGGTGCCGTTAGGCAGAGCATATATGCCTGTAGCAGCATTAGTCGTTGTCGTTTGGAAAGCAAAACGACTATTGACGGTTGCGTTATCAAAGTCAGCAATAAAACGTGCAGCCGTGCCAGTATGTGTCTCATTGCCGCTGATTGTTGGCGTCGTAATGGTAGGCGACGTTGAGAAAACAAGATTCGTGCTTGTCGTGCCTGTAGCGCCAGTGGCTGAGTAACCCGTAATATTATTAAAGGCTGTAATTCCAGCGGTGCCAGTAGCTGTGCCGCCCTGAGCTACAGCTAAATAGCCGCTAGCGTTAAGAACAGCTAACCCACTAGCGCCATTTGTGGCATTTCCAAGAGCTGTAGCTACGCCTGTCCCAAGGCTGGCTATTCCAGAAATAGGAAGACCTGAACAGCTAGAAAGTGTTCCTGAAGAAGGCGTGCCCAGCGCTCCACCGTTAACAACAAAGGCACCGGCAGAGCCAACATTAACACCTAACGCAGTAAGAACGCCTGTGCCGGTGGTCGTGCCAGAAAGCGTATTTGTGCCGCTATAATAGGTGATTTGACCTATTGTGCCGGTATTGATCGTGCCGGCCGCAGCCGCAGCCCAAGTTGTATTTCCCGAACCATCGGTCTGAAGAAAATAGCCGTTCGTGCCGCCCGATGTCGGCAGCGTCAGTGACCAAGCGGCAGAATTGTTGCCGGACTTTAGACTAACTGCAAAAGCACTAGAGGCATTATAAAGATTAAAAATACCGCCTGTCGTAGAAGCTACGCCAAGGCCGACAGTTGTTGTGCCGTTAAATGTAAAAGCTGCCGAACCACCAAAAGTGCCAGAGCTATTATACTGAATTTGCGTGTTTGATCCGCCAGGCGAACCGCCACCGCCGCCACCGCCAGCGGCCCACGTTGTATTACCAAGACCGTCAGTCTGAAGATAATAACCGTTTGTGCCTGCGGTTGTTGGCAGTTTCATCGTCCATGAACCAGCCGCGTCAGCAACAGACAACGCCACAGTGCCGGATGTGGTGCCTTTAATATTGACGATGCCTGTCGAAGAAGACGCAGTGCCAACTGTAATGTTGGTGCCAAAAGTAGGTGCGGTTGAAAATACTAACGATCCCGACCCCGTTTTATCCGTGACAGCCGATGCAAGATTCGCTGATGATGGCGTCGCCAAAAACGTCGCAATACCTGTCCCAAGGCCGCTAACGCCTGTGCTAATAGGTAATCCCGTCGCATTTGTCAGAGTTCCTGACGATGGCGTTCCAAGCGCTCCACCGTTAATAACAAAAGCCCCCGCCGAACCGACGTTAACGCCGAGAGCCGTAGCTACGCCTGTGCCAAAAGATGTAATACCTGTGCCACCGTTAGCCACAGGAAGAGTGCCAGTAACGCCAGTTGATAAAGGCAGACCTGTTGCGTTGGTCAGTGTGCCACTTGATGGCGTTCCAAGCGCTCCACCGTTAATAACAAAAGCCCCCGCCGATCCGACGTTAACGCCAAGAGCGGTGGCTACACCTGTGCCAAAAGACGTGATGCCCGTGCCGCCATTAGCAACTGGAAGCGTGCCTGTCACGCCTGTAGTAAGAGGCAGACCTGTTGCGTTGGTCAGTGTGCCGCTTGATGGCGTGCCTAACGCGCCGCCGTTAACGACGAAAGCACCGGCAGAGCCAACATTAACTGCTAAAGCTGTAGCGACGCCTGTTCCAAGACCTGTCAAACCGCCAGATGGATAACCTGAACAGTTACCTAAATTGCCGCTGCTAGGCGTTCCAAGCGCGCCGTTAAACGTAACAAATGCGCCCGCAGAACCAACATTAACAGCCAAAGCCGTCAATACGCCTGTTCCTGTGCCCGTTAGACCTGTCGAGATCGGCAGACCTGTCGCATTTGTCAGCGTTAATGACGATGGCGTACCAAGATTAGGCGTAACAAGCGTTGGCGATGTCGCCAATACGATGTTGCCAGAACCAGTTGTTGAGTTACCAAGCGCTGTGACTGTGCCGCTGGTTGGCAGCGTTAGCGCCGTGGTACCGGTCGTCGTAAATGTTGTCGAATATGCGCCTGACGTTATCAGACTCGATCCGTCAGCCAGCGTCAGTGTCGCGCCAGTGGCCGGAGCCGTTAAAGTCAGTTTATTGACGCTACCGTTAAGGACTAAATTACCATTTTTATCGACTACAAAAGACGCTGTTGACGCGCCCGTAACTGTCAAATTTAACAGGTCAGACCCAGCAGCAGATGCCGTATTAGTAACAGCGAGTTTGATGCCGTTCCAAGTTACGGTGTTATCTGTCCAATTATCTGTAAGATTATAAATAAAAGCCATTTAGGTCACTCATAGACAATAGTAGCCACTGGATTTGTGCCGCCAAGAACCACATAACAGCCTTTACTTAAAAACAAACCATTTGCATCGCCCGTCAGATTATAATGCACTGGCGCAGTAGCTGTCAGCGTCGCAAGCACAGTCGGGTCGCTGTTCGACGCCGTAGCCGAATCATACACCGCGACGGTCGGACTAGTGCCTGACGTTATGAAAATACCAAGCAATTTAGTCGCGCCGACCTTAATCTGAGTAGTTGCACTAATTGATTTATAGAGCGCCATTTTAGCCTCACGCCAAGAATTTGAGTTTGTATAGGGTGCTTAAATACAGCCCAACAATCTCGTCTATGATGTTCTGAAGGGCTGTATCCGACTCGTCACAGACCTTAAAACGGTTATCTTCGATGTCTTTTAATGAATCTTCCAAAAATTCTACCACATTTGTGGTTTTTTTGGCAGACATTAGCGAAATAGGACCAATCAGACCATGCCGACCTTGATACATTTCAGAAAAATCATCCGCTAGGTCAATAATCTTATCATAAAACTTGTTCAAAGCCTTATGTTTAGCATAAGACCGCGTGTTCAGATGGACACTATGCGTCACATCACGCGCTAAGAACAAATGCCCTACAAAATCCGCCGCTTTCATATGCCTAATTCACCTTGTTCGGGGTTTCTAGCCTGTGTCCCTCGCACAATATCGCCTGTATCCATAGCGGCGGCGACAGTTCCAAGCACTATATCCTGAATTTGTTCTGGTGTCATGTTAGCAGCAGTAGCCTGAATACGCTTAGTTTCAGCGTCAAAAGCCTTAATCTGCGTGTTCTGCTCGTCAATTTTCAGCTTCTGCATATCATAGCTGTTCTGAAGTTGCTGAATCATGGCGGTCGTCTGTTCCATCTGATCCGCCATCTGATTCATCTGCTGACGCATAACTTGCGCTTCTGGCGACTCATCTGTGTTTTGAAGAACCTTCGGATCAAGCATCTTCTGGAAGCGTTTAGCCATTTCAGCCGAACCAGGCCAATCCATATTCTCGACAAACAAATCGCCAGCTACCGACCAAAGTGCAGGGTTGGTCTGAAGGATCTGGCCCATCATGTCCATAGCCTCTTGCTTGCGGGTCATATAGCTAGGTCCGCTAGAGACTTGCACATCATACGTGCCGACATTTGGATTGTAGATCTTTTCAATCTCAATACCGTTAACGTCTCTGATTGACCGAATCGCTTCTGGCTGTTGTGGGTTGATCTTAGCCATCCCAACTTCGCCGTCTGGCTTAATGATTCGAGCCACGCGCTGCGTGTCATAGATCTTAGGAATCAGATCTACGAGTTGTCTTGTGACATATTTGACAGCGCGGCAAAGATTATCGACGTAGTGGTAAGTAGACGTGTCACCTTGCCGTTCCCGCGCAAGAATAGCACGACCCGTTCGTTCGTTGCTTGTCGCGCCAATTGAACTATCATACTGACCCGTGGTCGCTTTGATGTCCTCGCCCGCACCGCTCTTAGCCTGTATAAGCCCGATCTGA